TGATTGTGTTCTTAGGGTTTTACTCTTTTCAACTTCAAAAGTGTATTGCATAAGTTTATCATTTGCTACAGTCTTTTTAGTGTAGCTTGAAGTTGTTAGCCTAACAGGTATTACATAATTATTTAAAGCTGAATTTACAGTATCGTCTTGTAAGCCTTCTAAGATATATACTTCAGGACTATTTATAAGGTCTTCAAACCACTCTGATTCTGATTCGCTAACAAAGTCTGTATTCATCTTAACCTTTTCTGTAGCGTTTACTCTGAAGGCTTTTTTACCTCCCTTAAAGCTATCTATTTTATAAGAAGACTTATTCCAAGTTCCCTGAAGTTGCTGGTATGTACTTCCTTTAGTTGATATTGTCTTAGTAGACTTCATATTGAACGTATAGTAATCCCAAGCACCCCATTGATTTAACCAAGTTAGCCTTATAGGTTCATATCCTTTTAATGTCGGACAGTTAAGGTTTATTGTATAAATTTCTGAAATCAGTCCTGAATCACTAAGTGCCGACACTTCATAATAACCTCCTTGAATTGTTCCTGCTGTTACAAATCCTGCAAACATTGTACTACTTCCTTGTAAGTTAGCAGGGAAACAGCCAAAGTATAGTGACAAGGCTTGTATATCAGCTTGTGGGTAAACAAAGCCACCATTAGCTACTGAATTTGTAATATCTTCTGTGCCTAAAAATGCACCTGCCGAACTGTAATAGTTCAGTTCAATATGCGTAAAACCTGAAGGATTAGAAGCTGAATAAGTATTAAACATTAACATCCCTACCGTTCCGTAATCTTCTAAGTTAGCGTATTGAGTTGTAGGCGCATTAGTTAAGAATTTCTTAGTTGAACCATCTAATAAAAAATGAGAATACAAGTCATAGCCAAAATTTACTCCTGACAAAAGTAATTCGTCTGTATATTTTAAGTAGCCATTAAAAATAACACACATCCCTGCAATCACTTCAGAATTAGTTACTAGGTTTCCTGAAGCGTCTATATATTCAACCATAAATTTAACACTAAACCAACGCATTGTATTTATGTTCCCTGAGTACTTATCTATCAAGTGCATTGGCACGTTAGAGTCTGATGTATTAGTTGTTCCTTTATAAGCACTTCCTTCTCTTGCTAAGTTATCAGCATTTACAAAGCTTTCAATAATAGGTCTGAAGTCAAACATACCCACCCCTGCATTGTTTGGAGTAGTCTTAAAGGTACCTACCAAATCATTTGTAGTATTTGGATTAGGAGGTGTTGAGTTGCTGATATGAACCTCTGCAATAAACTTCACCCTTGTGAAAGAAGAAACTACTGAAGAATTAGAAACTGTATAAATAATTTCTTGACCTACAGGTAAAACTTTATCAAAAGTTCCCGGATTAGATAGTGGTTGCTGTTCTATTATTGTTGCCATTTATTTTACTGTTGTTAAACTGTTAATGATATCTTCTTTTACGCTTCCTAATAAATCTTTTCCAAATTCTCTAAGCCCTAACATCAAAGGCTTCTGAAAGAAGCTTATTCCTTGTATTCCGTTACGACCTATGCTTCTAGCAATTAAGAATGTCAAAGTCTTTCTTTTCATAAACCTTCCCTTTGCATCTCTTGGTGCTATTCCTTTCTTTACAGCCCACCCATCCAAAGCCTTACTAGGAGGTTGTGAGTGTCCTTTACTATTCTTGTAGCTGTAAGGACTTTTTATTACTTTGCTCTTATAGTTTTTAAAGGTTCTTTTCTTTTGCGTTCCTGATACTCCTTTGTCTACAAACTGACCATAGCTTGACATAAAGAATTGTACTGTATAATTTTCGCCTTCTTTGATAACTTTAAAGCTAATGGATTCTTCTAACTTCCCACCTTTACCTGCTTTCTGTAAGTTACCCTTAGAACGATTGACAACCTGTTTTCCAAAGCTGTTCAAGTACCTTTCTATATTGGCTGTGTCCACTATTCTTCTAATCCAACAAATACTTCAACTCTAGCTGTAACTGCTGTAGTCGGTTGTACTTGTAATGAAGCTAAGTCTTGCATAGTTCCAAAGCTAGGACTTGTATCTTCTTCAGCTAAAGCTAAGTCTGCACCCTGACAAAGAATATGCGATTGTCCTGCTGTAAGTATAACTTGGTAATTTGAAGCTGTAGTAACTACTGCAAGTTCAATGTCTACAGCAGTTTCTAAGTTCGTTACTCTCACATACTTTGTTTTTGCTACATTAATCGCACCTGCTGATGTTGAAGGTAATGTATCAAATACTGCTACTGTAGTTGCTACACTCGCTGTACAGGTTACTATCCTTTCAAAGACATCATTGATTCCTGTTGTGGTTACTGAATTAACAGAACCCCTCAAACTTCCGTTTAAAGTTACTGTTTCGCTAATTGTTGTTACTAAGTCTGCCATAATTTTATAAGTTTATTGTTATTTTAAATTTTTTCCATCCTATTTGTATTGTCATTCTCCATATCTTGAACTTGAACATTAATAACCTGCTCCCTTTGTACTTACAGGAATGTTACAAGTTTGGAAGTCGTTCTGAACTAAGACTCCAATATTGAATACCCATCCACAGCATAAGTTATCAAAGCGTTCTTGGAATGGTTCTATTGTGAATTGGTCTTGTGTAAAATATAAAGGTGCATTAATATCATTTACTCCTAGTAAAGATTGCCTTGAACTGTGTCTAAGCATTCCAATAAAGTCAGTACATATTTGTAGTGTTTCATTAAATACATCTTGCTCATTACTTAAAGTCTTTACTAATTTAGTAAATTCATCAACACTAGTACTAACAATTTCATTTCTATTTGTAGTCCAATCAGCTTTTTCAGTTACCATATCCATAATGAATATTTGGAAGTTGTATGTAAGTTGACTATCCCCTGTTGCTACGCTTGTAGGGTTTATGTGTAGTAATGGGAACTTCTGCATTTTCTCCAAGTTGATGTCATAAATATCACCTACTGAAGTTGTGCTTATATTGTGGTGATACTCCCCTAATCTAAGCAAAGTATTTACTACGTTATTGTATGTCTTATTATTAACCATTTCTTTTAACTTTATTTTGTGAGTTCAAATCTGTTTCATAACTTAACCAAGTCAAACATTCTAAAAGACTTAATCTTGTTATTCGTTCTAAGTTTACTATTTCACCATTTGTCAATCTATACATTACGCCAAACCACCCCCACTTACTGGCAAAGTCTTCACTTGCTATTGCGTCTTCATTTCCTTCAGCTTCTCCATCAAATACAATGGCAAAATCTCGGACAACGCCTTCCCTAAAGTGTAAAAAAAAACCAATGCTGATTGCACTTGTTGAGCTGACATCTGTTTCATTTCTTCCGTCCTGAGCCGTATATCGCCATCATAAGCATCAATAATATATATATCATTCTTCTTTTCTTTTACAGGTCTATAAAGCACAGCCATCAGTTCAGGAAGGTTCTTGTCTATTCCGTTCTTAATAAACTGCTCAATATCGGCATACTCACCAAGACTTATAGAATCCAAATCAGGATGAAAGCCGTACTCAATATCGTTTATCTCTATTATCCTTTTTAGCTTTGTATCTTGCTTAGCTTGAAGTTCTGCTACCTTACTCATTATATTAGCTACATCTGATAAGGCTAATTCCTTGACCAACCGTCTTGGAATATCTGATAAGGCTGCTATTGTTTCAGTAGCTTCTTCAGTCTTTGTACCTGTTTCAAAATCAATAAGTTGCAACCACTTTTCAAGAGTTACTTCTTCCCAACTACTAATCAGTTTGAACTCTTTTACTTTTCCTTCTTTTTTAATTTTGACTTTCATACACTATATAATAGAAATTAGTTGTTTTTAGTTTACTGTACGTAATACCTTCCTGCATTTGGATTGTCTAGGTGATAGATTACATTATAACGAATACCATCTATTGCGTGATTCCAATTATCTACGTATAACTTAGAGCCTTTGTCAGCATAGACATAGTTGTTCAGCTCTTTAGCTATGTTAGTTGATTCAGGTGTTATGATAAGTTCATAGTCTTGCATTCTAGTTATACCACTTTCAATAGTTCCTTTTTTTACAGGTTTTATGTTTACTCCTAAATGTCTAAGGTCTGCAATTAGTCTTGGTTCTGCTGAATCGGCTATGATAAGTTTGTTGTCTATTTTGTCTAATATGATTTTAGCTAATTCATTTGACTTAATACCATTCCTGTAAATGTGTTCTTTTAAATATATCTTACGTTTCTTTTTATCAATAGCCACTTCAGTAAGTGAGTCAGGGTCTACTGAGAATCCAAAATCCATTCCACAAGAAGTTTGAAGTCCATCAGGATTAAATTCTCCTATGCTCCAATTCTCAAAGACTACTCCTTCTGCTTTGTCTAACCATCCTCCAAGTATTTTATGCGTGTACTTTTTAAAGTTAGTATGCTTTATGCTCTTAATACGCTCTAGGAAGCTCTGTGAGAGGTTTTCTATGTTGTCTTGGTAGTTGGTGTGTATATAGCATACATTGTCCTTAAAGCCGTTAAAACCACCTTCTACGCCTTTGTCTTCAAAAAACCTTTTATAAATCCAATGCTCTTTAGTTACAGGATTCAATATAAGTATTACTCTATTATGTATATCCTTTTCCCTAATACTTAGGTCAATAGTGTCAAAGATATTTTCATCAACAAGTTCTTCAGCTTCATCTAATACCCAAGTGCTTATTCCTTGCAAAGACTTTAGGCTTGCAGTTTGATTCCCTGCTGAAGTTCTAATACCTCTAAATAATATATCTGAATTATTCTTTGTATTGACTACTTCTTTTTTGTTAATACTAAAGACTTCATCAAATCCTAGCAGTCCTATCTTTTCTAAGAACTCAGGTATAATTGACAAGTGAGCTGAAGTCATTGTAAAACGAGTAAAGAGTATTCTTATCCCTTTAGTCATAGTTAGCAAAGTAAGGAAGACTGTAACAGCAAAAGACTTTCCTGAACCCCTACCTCCTGTTATAATAAAGTATCTAGCATCAGAATCAAATAAAGGATTATATTTGTTATTTAGTATCAGTGTCTACAAATGTTATGATTGGCATATTGATAACCTTATCCCCTGATGTTATATCTAACTCAGACTTCTCAATATACCCTCTACGCTTTCCCTTTGTCTTTAGGAAAAAGATTGTAGCTGATGTTGAGCCGTCACCTATCTGTTTATGTAATTGGCTTTCACCAAAGTCAAGAGCTATGTTTTCAATATCTCTAACTGCTGCTGCAAAGTCCTCGTCTTCATTTAACCATTTGTAGTATGTTGAACGTGGAACATCTGCTGATTTGCAAGCAACTGTTACAACTCCTAATGAGCTTTCTAAAGCTTTCAAGATACTTTCCTTTTTTATGTGTCTACTTTCGTCCATTATTTTTTTGTTATATTCAATAATCTCATCTGTACTTGGTTGTCTTTTCATTATTATTATATTCCTTTAAATGCTTTCAATGGGTAGAAGATTAAGCTGTTTCTATACCCACCTTCTGCTATTGGTTTAATTGGTGTTACTCCGTGTACGTTCTTCCAAGCTGGGTACACTAACATTGAATTGTCTGCTTGTTCAAATGTTACATTATAGTCAGGCACATTTAAGCACCCTCCATTTGCGTTGTGCCTTTTGGTTAGGATTATGTTTACTGTTCCTTGTATGTTTCCTGTATCTCTATGAAAAGGTGCTGAGATATTAAAGTTAGATATACTACTCGTATACATTGTTCCAAACTTCCAATCTTCTTTTACGTCTTCAAATAGTTCCTGTTGTCTTTCATATAGGTGAGGTGTTAGTTGGTTAACGATTTGCTCTGCTTCTAAACAAGCTCCCCACATAGCTTTTACAAATGTCTTGGCCGTTTCTATTCTATGTACTGATGATATGTTTGGGTAAGGTCTACGCATATGGGGTTTAGGTGGTATGCTTCCTAATATTGTACTCATCTGTACTGTACCTTCAGCTTTCGCTTCTTTCCTTGTCATACCTTTGTTATACACTTTATCAAATACATCACTTCTTTCTAATAAAGTCTTTGGTACGTTATCGCTTTTAAATTCTTTATTCGCTACTGCTAATAAAAGGTTCAATCTTTGACTATACTCGGTTACATCTTTTATATAAAAACCTACTATCTCACCATCCACTTCTAATAAGCAATCTTCTTTTATGTTTGGTTCATAGTAAGGGCAGTCTTTACCTACTTTAATACTGTGTTCTACTTGTTGGAGTTTAATTGTTTTCATCTATTTATTGTTATATGAGTTCCTTTTGGTTGATTTGGTTTATCTTTTATTTTTATATTATGTGGGTATAAGTTTTTTAATATTCTTATGTCTTTCTTTTTTGCTTCTGCTCTATTTTGTGCTGTTCCTATACCATCCTCTCCATATCTTTCAAATTCTGCGTAACATTCATTCAGTATCAAACTTCCCCCATACTTATTTAAATGGTGCAGGGAAGCGTAATAGTCAGTAATACAAGATATGTCCTTTCTCCATTTAAAATCTGTTTTTTTAATAGCAAACATTCTCCCATCAACTAAACCGTATTTGCCAAATTTGTTTTTTGAAAACATAGCATTACCCGTGCAATTTAATCCAACAAGTTTTGCTCCTACCTTATCAGCAATTTTTATAGTTTCAAGTAGTTTATCATAGACATATTTTAAATCACATTTTATAAATTTTGTCTTATCTTCATTTAGCTTAAAGCTTTTTTTATAATCATCGGACAAAAATATTGCCCACTCGCCTTCCTCTATTAAATCTAACCCTGAATTTAAGTTATTCTGTATTCCTTTATCGTTATTCGTTTCAATTACTTCTCCGTGTAAATTGATAAACTTTTCCTTATTGTAGTGTAATAAAATTGTATGCTCTATCCCTGCATTTTTTAATTCTAAAGAAGTTGTAGCTGTTTCAAATCTATCATAATATAGTGTAAATACTTTAATCATTCTTAAAAGCATTTAAAACAATTAACCCTACATTCTTCCCTGCCTTTCTTGCTGTGTTTATTAGTAATACAGCTTCGTCATAATGTTCAGGTTCAAACTCTATTTGTATTGCTCTTTTTACTCCTGCTTCTTTATCTTCTAATGTTGAGCCTAAGTCTAAGTCTTCTAATACAGAATAGTCTACTGCTTGTTCAGGCTGCCACACATCCATTCCCCATTCTCCTAGCTTTTCATTGTTCCATTCGTTTCCTAGTATATCCCAATCCCATTCACCGAACCCTACATTATCCTTTACAATAAATTCTTCCTTTTGTTCTTCTGTCAATCCTTTAGCTATTTTAACAGGTACTTCTTTTAGTCCTGCTGCTACACAGGCTTTGTATCTCATATTACCACCTAAGATAACATTGTTCTCGTCAAGTATTATCGGTCTTAGTTCTAACATCTCAGGAAAGTCCTGTATTGACTTTACAAGTTTCTTAAATTTAGCTTCCTTGATTATTCTAGGATTGCTTTCATTTGGTTTTAATTCGTTGATTTTTAGTTTCATAGTATATAATAGAATTTTTGTTTATTTAGTTTACTCAGTCTTACTTCTTATCTTTTCTGTTGCTCCTTCCCAAAGTTTATCCCTTCTTTTACTTAGGCTAGGTTCTGTTCTTTTAAGACTTGGCATTCCTTCAGTTGGTTCGCTATCCATCCATTTACCACATTCACAGAGTGATTCCTTAGTTACCCATTTACCATCTCTGTGTACTATTGTAGCCTTCCCTATTTCTTTTGTCTTTTTACATTTGCAAGTGTATAGTGTCATATTAAAATAATTTATATTCGGTTTCTTTTATTCTTTGTTCTGCAATCTTAAAATAATTGTAATCCATTTCAATTCCTATGAAGTTTCTGTTTGTATTCTTGCAAGCTACTCCAGTTGTTCCGCTACCCATTGTAAAGTCCAAAACGGTCTCCCCTTTATTGGTATAGGTTTTTATTAAGTATTCCATTAAGGCTACAGGCTTTTGAGTCTTATGAAAAGTTTTACCTTCTGATTCCGCTGTTTTGAAATACATAACATCTCTAGGGTATCTATCTCCTTCTGACTTTACTTCTGACTGATTAAAATTACCATAAACATCATCTTTTGTTTGTTTCTTCCTAACTCCTTTATTGTAAGCCTCACCTTTAGACATTTGCGGATTGTAAACTGGCTGTTTCTTATAGAATACACTGATATTTTCCTTTGCTCTTAGAGGTTGTTTCTTAGCATTAAGAAAGTTAGTTGCCTTGCTTTTTTCCCATACCCAGTCATACTTATAATTCTTAATATTTGACATTCTTAAAGCACTACTAAAAGGCTCACTACCAAATAAAACAATTGCACCGTTCGGTTTTATAATTCTATTCAGTTGTTTCCACATTAACTCAAAATCAATTACAGAATCCCATTTACAAGCAGTAGTGCCATAGGGTGGGTCTGTTATTATTGCGTCAATACTTCCATTAGGTATATACTTCATTACTTCTAAGCAATCCCCAAGTCTTAAGTCTATCACTTCTTTAGTTTATCAAGTTCAAACTCTAGGTGGTTGATTGCTTTCTGTATGCACTCAATAGGACTCTTATGTTTCCTTTCTGCTCTGAGCAAGTAAGTAACAGCCGTACCGACATTGTAAGACAATTCAAAGCCGTCTACAACTTTCCTAGCTTCATATCCATTAGTACCTATGTAGTAGCTGGGTATTCTATTGTCTTTCATTTAGCCTATCGTTTTCTAG